TCTGCTTTCGATACCAACAATTTTATCAGCACCAAAACTCATTGCAAGTCCAGTTAAATCCATTAGTGATTTGTTAAATGCTTTTGGATTTTCTAATAAACTTGTTATGTCTCTAAATTCAATACCTGCTTTAGGAAATCCGGATACTGTTCTAATATGGTTTTTTAAATCTATGTTTACTGTGCTGATGCTCATAGTTTTAACTCTACCTTTTCCCATGGCATTTCTTCTTTACCAAAGTGTCCATAGTTTGTAGTAGTTGTCAAATCTATATCAAATAGTTTAAACCTATCAATAATACCTTTTGGAGTAAGATCTATATTGTCCATAAAGTAGTCTGCAAACTCTTTTCTTACTTCTCCGTCTGCATATACATATACACTAGTTGGTTGTTTAACACCAATTGCGTAACTTAATTGTACCGTGGCATTTTTTGCCTTGCCTGTTGCTACAATGTTCTTTGCCAAGTAGCGAGCCATATATGCGGCTGAGCGGTCGACTTTAGTACAGTCCTTACCGCTAAATGCACCCCCACCATGTGGAGCATACCCGCCATAAGTATCCACAATAATTTTTCTTCCAGTAACACCGCTATCTCCATCTGGTCCTCCAATTACAAATCTGCCTGTTGGGTTAATTAAAAATTCTGTCTCTGACAGGTTGTAATCGCTACCAACACATTCTCTAATAATAGTTTCAACATTATCTCTAACCATTTGTGTACTTACATCATCACTATGTTGTGTACTACATACAATAGTTTTAATGCCTGTTGGTTTTCCTACACTATCATAATTAAAAGTAACTTGTGCTTTACTATCCGGGCCTAACCAATCACCATCACCGGCCGCCCTAGCATCATCTAATGCTTGGAGAATCTTATGACTGTAGTAAATTGCACTTGGCATATAATTAGGAGTTTCATCACATGCATACCCAAACATAAGTCCTTGGTCACCTGCACCAAAATCATCTGTCCCCATTGCAATGTCAGGCGACTGACCATGTAACTCGTTATATATTTTTAAATGTTTCCAATGAAAACCGTCTTGTTCGTAACCAATCTTTTTTACAGTATCTCTAACAATTTGTGCAATTACATCTTTGCTAAACTTGTCGCTTTTATATTCTCCTGCAAGAGTAACCATATTAGTTGTTACAAGTGTTTCAACTGCCGCTCTATGATTAGTATTACCATCAATAAGATATGTTGCTACAGCATCGCTAATAGCATCTGCTACTTTGTCTGGGTGTCCTCTGCTGACACTCTCACTAGTAAATTCATACATTAAATTAAATCTCCTATATCAAAGTCTTGTACCTTATTTAATTCTTTAACAAAGAATACACACTTAGGACTTTTCTTATCTTCTAGAGGTACTGCTAAAAGATGTCCATGTTTAAGTTTAGGAAAGAACCATTTTACGTCTTGATATATGTTGGTTATTGTTACATCTAAACTATCAGGTATTCTGTTACTCATTGGATTCATTGACAATGCTCTAAATCCCCTATTATTTAAACTTGCTAATGGGATAGTTTCAACTCCTCCCATATCCTCGTCGCATAATAGTATGCTCCAATCCATTGGCATTTGGACCTTATGTTCACCTATCTGCAAACAAATTGCAGGAGCATAAAAACTCTCCAAAAAGATCAATGGTAAAAAGAAGAAGTCTACCCACTCTTTATCCGAGGCATCAAGAGCACAATATCTTAAATCGTCAATCTGCTCCGGTACTGTATCAAGTTCGTATGGTACGTCTTCTACTGTTAATATTTTCATTTATATTCCACCTTTGTAATTGTGTGCCTAAAGCCCTGTTCTTTATAGAAGACTTTTCTTTTTGTTAAATGTCTTTTACTATACTTTAAATCACTTGTGATGTCAACCACATTAACATAATCTTTGTCCTCTGCTTTACGAATACCTCTACCGATACTCTGTATAACACGAACAAAACTTTTTCCTGGTTCTAACATTACTAGATTAAATATTCTAGGTATGTTAATTCCTACTGCGGCTACACCGTATGTTGCAACAATGACTTTGTTGTTCATTTCCGATATCTCATCGTACTCGGTTTGCCTATCCTTCACTTTCATTCCGCCACTTACAAAAACCCAGTCTGGATTTTGTTCAGTGAATATTTCACCTGTTCTAATTCTATCAATTAATACCAGGGTGTTACCACTCTTAGATAACTGAGCTATAACACTTGAAATGTGCTGTAGCCGTGTCTCGTCTGTTGTAAGCCATTTTAATTCTTGGGCATAACTATTAAAGCCTGCCGGAGCATCCTTCATTTGTAATATGCTAATATCCAAGTCAGCCAATACACCCATTTCTTGTAGTTCTTTACTACTTAGGCTACCTATTACAGGTCCTAATGCACAGGTACATGCAACTGCTTCATGGTCGTCTTTGGGTATTGTTCCTGTTAGTCCCCAACGTATAGGAACATTCTTAAACATACCACTTAATTGGTCTCTGAGTACATCTGCTTTTGCTTTGTGTACTTCGTCTACCATAATGCAGACAACATTGTCTAAAAATACATCTAGGTCTACTTCGGCTTCTCCCGCCTTTGTTTTCTTTTCTAGTACTGCTAAACTTTGCCATGTGCAAATTGTGTGTGTTTTATCATAGTCTTTTCTATCGCCAAATAATACACCAACATCTAAACCTAAATTCTTATAATCTTTTTCTGTCTGTACTACTAAATCTTTATTAGGTACAATAACTATAGTTCTACCAAAGTCCTGGCACTTGTGACTTAATACTGCTGTAATAAGTGTTTTACCTGCACCTGTGGCTACTTGCTGTAAGCATTGAGGATTATCAAGGAAACGATTAATAACTTCTACTTGATAATCTCGAAGTATAATAGGTAAGCCAGCCGCTGGATGTTTAGGAGGCCAACTTACACTATCATAACTAGTTGATTCAACATGTTGGAAATCAAAACTCCAACTCTGTCTATGGTCTACTACATCAACATTATAGCCCTCTTTAGTAACTATTGGCAACAAGCGATCTAACAAATTCATGTAAGTCCTGCCGCCAATGTCACAGAACCTTACACAACCATCCCATCGACCCAACTTGTAAGCCGGCATATGATATGCGTAAGGTAAAAAGTATTTTGTTTCTTCAGAAATTTTACGTCTAGTCTTAACGTCAAGTCCTACGAACCTAACGTTTACTTCGTCTTTTATTTCTAGAGTTACATTTGCCATAAGTTAATTATACACTATTTGTAGATTACTGTCAATACAAAACTTCTGCCACCGGCACCATATCCTGGTAAAACTTCGTACTCATCATCAAATACATCTTGTACATGCATTGCTAAATTAAAACGACCAAATGTTCTTGAAACATTAAAGTCAAGTGCCTGAATATTGTCAAGTGATGTATCGTATAAACTTGGTTCTCTGTCTAGCATAGTAGAATGAGTAAATGTATAACGCCAGTTACCTACAGTAAAAAATGCATTGATGGCACTTTTCCATTCAGGTATTCTAGGCTGATCACTATTTGTATAGCCGATCATTATGTCTAATCCACCATAAGGAATAGCAAACGTGTTATTATACCTTACACCTTCAGTAGCATAACTACCTGTGTTCATGTACATATAGCTCTGTGAATCATAGTCGATACCTTCACTAAAGTTATATCTAAATACAGTAATACCGTAATATCCAATCTCTCCACCTACTGCTTCTTCAGGAAGTAATGTAGAGTTTGCTTGGACCCACGAGTCACCATACAACTGATAAAGACCAGGATTCCTAAAACTACTACCAATACTACCTGACCAACCATTCTTTTCAAAACCTGCTCTAACTACAGTTGCATCACTTGACGCTCTAATACCAATATCAAATGCACCAAAGTTAGATAACAAGTATGCACTCGAGTTGTTTTGCTCGTACTCGTTGTATTGTTCTTGATCTAATGTTGAACCATATGTTATAGTTGCTTTACCAAATGTCTTAGACCTTCTTGTATCGATATACAATCTACTTGATTCATTTAGTGTGCCTGCAACACCTTCTGTAAAGTATTCGGAATCATTGAATGTATAACCAATTGTTACATTATCATTCCTAGCACTTATTGTACCTCTTGTACCTGCTTGTAAACAATCGTTACTCTGAGTAAAACTAGCAGTATAACAATTATCATAATCATATTCATAGTCTGAATAAGTAACTACAACATCTAACAACCCTGCATCAAACATTGCTTTTGCAGAAACATTATTGTAGTAGTCATCTTCTTCGTTATCTGTCCTAACACTACCATTGTTAACATCAAATGATGTTAAACTGAACCCGAGGTCTTCCTCACCATATTGTAAGTTAACAAACTCGTGTTCATCGCCGTACCTTACAGTAGCACCTGTTTCAAATGAGTCTGTTATAAAAACAGCACCGCCTAAAGAACCGGAGCCGTAAGCAACACCGTTTGGTGCGGTTACTACTTTTACTTTTTCAGAACCAGTTGCTAAGTCATGAGCAAAGTCATACCAGCCAGATCCAGAATCGTTTGATGGTACACCATTTACATAAATTGTAGAATGTACTGTTTGAGCACCTCTTTCGTTGTATCCTGCAAACCCACCATATCCACCTGGGATATCAGGCTGAGCTGGCATTAGTACTTCTATTAAAGATACTTCTTGTGTTGCGTCAGTATCTGTTTCTTGAACAGTTGCCCCAACAACTATTACTTCTTCTATTTCTTCTGCTATCAGATTTGTTGGAATCAATATCACACTCAGAAGACCTAGTGCTACCAACATTTTACTTACTTTCATTTTACCTCTTTAGTTAAAGTTAATATAATAAAAGGAACACTAGCATAATTGCTAGTGCTCCAGTCGACTAAAAGTTTTAGTGTGGGAGAACTAAAAATCTGTTAGTCTTTTCATACAGGTGGTCTCTGCAAGATCCTTCCAAGTGTCCGGAGACATTTGCTTTAAGTCTGCAACTTTAAGGACCATCCTTAATGAAATTTCTCTTAACCTAGTCGCTTTGTCTACCATAAATTCTACAACTTCTTTGTTTCCATCTTCTCCAAAGTTGTATTCTTCTAGCATACCATCCCTAACGATCTGGTTAATTCTCAAAAACCTATCATTAACACTACCCATCTCTAGGTCGATATAATGACATCTGGACATAAGAGCCGCTAAGTGATCTTTGATCTTCTTAGAACGAACGTTTTCAAAGTCAACGTTAGTAATAAAGATACAACCACCTTTGAACTCAAACCTATCTGGAATACCTTCTCTTCGCAAAGCGACAGATTCTGATTTCCAACTAATAGTTCTTTTCTTGCCTGAGTCCAAAACAGCCTTAAGCATATTCAAACATACTTCATCAAACAACACAGAGTCACAGTCATCAAATACTAAGATGTTACCTGCCGCCGAGTTATTATATAATGTTTGGAATAAACCTATTGGTGTCATTGAACCTTTAACAATTTCAGTCCTTGGTGCTTGGTTAGACAACTTTGTCATCATGTCATATTCTTCTAACACTTTTTCAACACCAAAACTTTTACCAACTCCTGGAGGGCCACTTACAATAAGTCCTCTAACAACACCGTTTGCTACAGCGTCAGTCATTTGGTCTAAGATTTCAAATCTTTTTGCAATACGATCAAGTGCTTCTTCGTCTGTTTCAGTTGTTTCAGCAACAACTTCCTCAACGACTTGATCTTCTACCGGTACATATGAAACATCTTTTTCAGATTCGATCAATACTCGAATTGCTTTTTTAGATGGATCTAATACCTTACTGGCATCTACAGTAATGAACATGCCTTTTTTGCCATATTGTATTGGCTTCACCAAAGGAAATACAGTATCCGTAATTGGAGCATTTCTGTATGTACCTTGGAATATTTTTACTTGGTTTGTGTTTGTCATATTTGCCTCCCACAGCAATAATTTAACTTACTAGTATAGTATAACATCAATTACTAACTTGTCAACCGTTTAGTTGAACTAGTTAAAAGTCTTTGTTAACTTCCTAACTATGCCACTATTATAGCAAGTATTTGGTATTTGTCAACCGTTTTCTAATACACAGACGGCAATAGTATGCAAATTTGTGTCAGATATGGAACAATGTGCGGCAGTTATACCCATAGAATCCATATAATCCTGGAGTTTTCCAAGAGGATTTAGGTATGGTTTACCTTGATTATCCCTCAATATTTCCATATTTGACATTACTACATCGCCCCTAATACCTGTGCCAAATGCCTTAGAAACTGCTTCTTTGCAGGTAAATTGCTTGGCTAAGTACTTAATTGCTTGGGATTTTGTTAATTCTTGGTAAATGTTAAGTTCTGTAGTACTGAGTATCTTGAATGCTAACTTAGTGCTTTTTTCGTAATCGCTAAGTCTATTATTATCTAAAATATCAGTACCAACACCATATATCATAAATTACTCGATTACTATGTCTTCCATTCCTGCTGTTCGCAGTCTTGTAATGTGACCTATTTGCCACTGCTTAGTATCAAGTCCTTTCATAATACCTAAGTATTGATTTCGTAAAAGGCTGAATTGGTTAGTAAGGTGTGTAAGGTCAATTACATCCTGTTCGCTATCAACAAACTTTTCAGCATCTCTACTGCTTAGTTGTCTGTTATATGCTTCTAAGTATTTGCGAAATGTAACTGAACGAACTTTGCGAAGTTCAATATTCAAGTGTTCGAGTATCGCTTCAATCTCTTGTAGTTGATTAAAACGATACTCTGTTAAACCAGGAAGGGAAGAACTGGCTTTTTCCAGACTCCCTTTTATCCTACACTCGAACCTGGCCTCTTGTAGTTCATTTTCAAAGTAAGTAATACTGTCTACAATAGTACCTAAATCTCCAACAACTTTATTATACCAGGTACTCATTTTTAATACTCCGAATATTCGTCTTCGTCTGCATCTTCATCAAAGCCTTCGTCATAATGAGTAATTATCGCGGCTTTCATAACCTTGTCAAATTCATGAGCATTTTCCTCAATATCTGACATGTCGATGTGCTCTTCGAACATCCTTAGTAATCGTTCTGCTTCAGGTAAACGTTCCTTAACTGCAATATGGGTTCTTACCGAATCCCATACTTCATGCAGTAATGCTACTTCAGGACTCATCTGTATATTCCTCTTCAGTTGGTTCAAGATCATCAGGATCAATATCTTCTATTGCTTCTTTCTGTGCAATAGGATTTTGATCCCACTCGTCTATAATTACCTGAAGACGTTCATCAGTCCACTGTTTTCTGAACTCCTTAATTTCTTCGCCAGTTACAGGCGATACATAAGATAGTTTGTTACCAGTTTTTGTAATGATGCCTTTTGCTTCAAGCATCTCTACCATACCACTATAAGGGTCCATTCCTGTTTCGTATGGAATCTTAATCTGCACACCTTCAAAAGGTTTGCTGTATCTCGATTTCACTACTTTACAAGCGGCTCTTATACCTTGTACTGTACTAACTTTATTACCGTCCTCATCTTCTTTGAGTTTAAGTTTTTTAATTGCTACTACAATACTTGACGCATATATAAAACCTTGTCCTCCACTGATTTTATCATCAGGGTCAAACATGTCTTGCGATGCGTATGTGTGGTTTGTTGCTACTATTCCAATTGGATATGGTGCTATTTGGTTTACGGTGTTTCTAACTAAAGACGCTAATGCCTTTGGCTTTCTACCCATATCACCTTTCATATCACCTTTTTCAAATTGTGTAACATCAGTAGGTGTTAACAACATACCCAAACTATCAATAACAAACAATAACTTAGGCATGTCATCATACTCTAAATCACCGTAGTTTGCTTTATAGTCTTTCATGAACTCTGATATTGCTTTTGCAACGTCATCAATCATGCTTACACTAATTTTCAATAGTTTATCTGGTGTTGTTTCTACATCTAATGCTTGTAGCCATTGCTCGTCTAACGCATTTTCTGAGTCAAATAATACAACTTGACATCCTTGCTTTTGTGCGTTCCTTACAATGTTACCAGAACAAATAAATGATTTACCAGAGCCGGACTCACCTGCAAACACCGTTACTTTACCGAGAGGAACACCCCCGGCAAAGTCTCCACTAATCAAATAGTCGAGTGTGTGGTTACCAGTACTGATCCAATCTTTAGGGTCATGGAATCCTGCACTGATACCACTGATGCTTTTTGTGATACCCGTTCTGAACTTTGTTAAGTCAAATGGTTTCTGCATGATAACTCCTTACGATGCTGATCTGTTACGGATCAAATTCAGAATGTCATCTGCTGATTTTTTGCCTTTATCTTCATCAGCCGCTGGTGCAGTTGCTACTGGTTCAGCCACTGGTGCCGGAGCAGGTGCAGTTTCAACAACAGGTGCTGTTGTTTCCGCTACTGCTGGTGCAGGTGCTGTTACTGGTGCAGGTGCAGGTGCTGTAGCAACTGGTGTTGTTTGAGCTGATGCACTTGTATCTTGAACCGCTGTTGCAGGAACTTCAACGCCATATGGCTTGTAGAAGTTACCCCATTTATTCGGATCATATAATTCACCGTCAACTGATGCCGCAAACATTTCTGATATTACTCTGTAATGTTCAGCGGATGGTTGTGCTGGCAAGTAGTCACTTAATGCAAATAAACCGTTAGTGTCAATTGCCGCTAGTTGATTTTCATCTAATGCACTATCTTTACGAGCCCAGTTTGATGTACTGTAATCTGCATATTGCCCTTTAGTAGTTTTAGTAACTCTAAAGTCACATCCATTAACATAATCAGTTGGAATGTTTTCCATATCTGGGTCCATCAAAGCGGACTTAATAATGTTAAAGATTTGAGGCGATATTACAAATCGTCTAATTGGGTTTTCAGGTGCTTCCTCTGATAGAGGGCTGTCAACAACAAAACCTTGGAAAATATAAGAACGTTTCTTCCAATATTTTCTGCCCATATCTTCAAGACTTGCGTCTTTAAACCAAGGACGAACCTCAGTTAATACTGGACAAGTGTCACCATACATTTCACCACAAGGTACTTGTACTGTAACTGGTTTGTTTTCTCCGCCTAATACACCTGGGAAGGTTAGACGAATCATTTGACGTTCAACCCAAAAGAAAGTATTGTCAGTATTACTGTCAGGTAAGAACCTAAGTGTTGCTGATGTACCTTCGTCAATGTTCCAATGAGGGAAGATTGCGTTATCGGATTGTGTTTTCTGGGAACCGGGTTTGGTTTCCATTGAGGCGAGCTTTGCTCGGATTTCTGCTAATGAGGCCATGATATTTCTCCTAATATGTTTGCCATGTTTGCCATGTTTGTTATCTACAACATGTGGATAACGGGTTTATTATAAATGCCTAGATAAGAAAAGTCAACCGTTTTTTTAAAATAAATCTTAAAAAATATTGACACATTTTTTCTTAACACTTTTATTTATCTTTCCAGCCACAAAAAACCCACTATAAAGTGGGTAAATTGCTTATTTGTCTACTCTAAAAGCAACATCAATTGTGTTGCTATCGTGCATTGCACGATGTGGATTAGTTATAGAATGTCAAATTGCTCTATGAATTTTTCGTACTGATCTTCTACGCTCTCTGCTACACTAGTAGGTACTTCGTGTCCTGCATGGGCACCTAACAAACAACTCTTAATAGTTGTGTATTCGTGCTGTGACATCCTGTCCCCGCTATAGAGCTTCTTACTAATACCTGTTAGATAAGAACCTAATCTCGAATCTGCAACACTATTACTCATCTGGCCAACTTGGTATCCCAATTTAGCATGAGGTGTAGCAAATTCCATACCATCATCTTCTGAAAGCATGTTTTTAAGTGATGCAAATGATTCTTTACTTACTGCTCTATCTATTGAACTCTCAAATTGAGTTTTTCTAAACATTGCAGACTTAATAGAATCTTGCACACTAGCGACTCTATCATCAAAGTGTGTTTCAGTGAATTGACTTTCTAAATCTATATCATCTTGAATAATTTCAGATGTTGCTCTGTCTGATACATGTTCAACTGCATTAGCATATGACTTAACACCTGCTAATTTTGTAAATGCACTTGTAATAGAGTTGATATTTTCAACTGCAATATTTACATAAGTCTCATTTTCTTCGTTGACTAATCCAGACTTTTTAACATAACGAACAAACTCTCTGAGTTTCTTCTGCTCTGTAGCCATCTCATTAATAGCATTACCAACTGTGTCAAACGGTTCTCCACCATTTTTAACATGTCTTGCCATTGCACGAGCGGCTTTTAAATTGTTTTCCGCCATTTTAAATCTTTCGTCTCCACGTTGTATAAAGATACTGTGGATGTTTCTGCTTCTTGAACCTCTAACTTCTTCGTTAACTTCTTTCTTATGTCTAACAATAAGTTTGACATTATCTAAGCCTTGGTAACTTGTTTTGCTACTACCAGACATAGAACTGAATCCTTCGGATATGTTCTCCCATACACTTTCGTTACATCTGTTAAGGTAAGATCTGTAATCCATTTTTTGATCTTCTGCTGAACGTCTCATTGGATGACCTGTTTCCATTTCTACCTCTTTTCTCCAATCTGCAAAACTTAGTGGACTACCGTCGCTATAAACTGTACAACCGTTTACTGTTTTTGTTGCGGCCTCTTCCATACTTTCGTATTCCTTAGTACCACCAAAGTATCCGTCATCTTCATCTTCGCCGCCACATTCAGGACAGTCCTCTTCTGGTCTATCTGGTATCCAACCAAGTCCGTTACACTTTGGGCAGGCGTCCTTAGTATTCTCGCCTACTGATTCTCTAACACGGTTTTTAATCCATGCTAATACCAATTGGTATGCTTCTTGTCTGCTTAGGCGGCTGTCTTTTCTAATGACATTATCTATGAACCTATCCATATTGTTTGGCAAAATAATTTCGCCTACATTACGGTTTCTTTTGAACTGCTGAAGTTCATCTGACATAAAACTGTCAACATATTTAATAGTGCCTGGGTCAAACTGAAATTCGTTTAGTTTCTTACCTGACTTCTCTGGATCTTGGAATCCTGATCCAACTTCACCTTCGTGTATTTCTAAACCTGCTCTTTTTCTTAATTCGTTTAATGCTTCTAATACATCGCCCATCTTCTTCTCCGATCTTTTTGCAATATCTATAGTTTCGGATTTAGGTCTTAGTGCTTTACCAAATATTCTAAAATCGAAATTCATTAAGTAATCGTTTGCTAAATGTTTTAACCCGTCTCTAAGAGTGTCATTATCGTAATCTTCTCTTACACCCATTGATAATGTTTCTGTTGCTTTGTCTAGTCTAACTAATATATTAGGCTGATTAACAACAAATCTTGATGCCTCAACTGGATCAATTACTTTTTCGCCTTCTGAATTTAGGCTTGAGATTTCGTAGCCACTACCTGCAAGTAGATTAAATACTTTTTCTGCAACTACGTCAATGTTTACTGCCATTTAGATTACTCCTTATAATACTATTTATCAAAGTTTTATCAAAGTATACCAAGTGGCATAGGACCGTCATCGTCGTTGTCGTCCCAATCTTGATCGTAATCTCCATAGTCGTTTGGATTTGCAAGTGTGCTATTAACTGCTGTAAACACATCATCTTCGAATGTAGCAATAAAATTGATCATTCGAATTGTTAGCATCAGAGACATAACTAAGTCATCATGTTCTCCTGGTTTAGCACTAAAACTGTTACCTTTAGCAACAAAGTTTTTTAACTCTGACAGTAAAGGTTTACTATTAAGTGTAATTTTATCTTGCTCTATTAAACGTTTAGCACTTAGACAGGCTTCTACTTTTGTTCTATGTGCTGTATGAAAACCTTTTCTTGCACGTCTACCTGCAACTTTTTTAGGCTCATGCAAAAAGTCTCCTGGAAAACTTTCTTCTCCAGTGTCTCTGATCACAACAAGTGCCGCCTCGCCTATACTGTTGTTCTCAACACTCCAATATATCTGTGCTACTTGCAGTTCTTGTAAGTACTGCATTATTTCCATCATTACTTTCATTTGCCCTTCGATCGGAGTTAGGTTATGTTGCCATTCTGCAACTTGTACCATAGTAGGCAATTCTATAACTTGTATACCTGCGGCGTCACCGCCTGTTCCTGTACTCGGATCTAGTCCAATTACATAAGTGCATGTTGGGTGTGGATGCTTATACCAACGCACTTGTCCCATTGTTCTAATTGGATCTGTGCCTTTCATGTCTACTAATTTTAAAGAACTAATCAGTGTTTCATCGTAAATAACAAATTCACATTCATGCTCACGTCTAAAACGTTCTTCGCCTATACTGTTACGTTCTTGTGCCGCCCATGTGCTGTCTCTGTCTGGGTGTTGGTCCCAAATTGCTTTGTATCCTTTAAATCCATTTCTTCCTGTGCCATCTTCTGATTCATTACCGTATTCATCAAAAGTGTTTATTGCATTTGCCCAAATAGTTGCAAAAGTATCATCATCACTGTTTGGTGTACTAGTAACAATACACTTACCACCTGTTGCTAATGTCGGTGATAGTGAGGTCCAAAACTCTTTTGCAATAGTATTTCTAACGAATGCAAACTCATCTAAGTATACAAGTGTTAAGGACATACCACGTCCAGTAGTTTCAGTGGTTGTACTACTAACAATACGTGAACCATTATCAAAAGTAATACTACCTTTATTGTATTCCATTACACCTGCTCTGATATGATCAGGACAACTTTCATATGCATATCGTATACGTTGCATAATTTCACTTGCACCAACGGCTTTGTGAGCCGCAACAAGTATTGTACTGTCTGGCTTAAACATTGCATACCATAGCAAGTATCCTGCGGCTACAGTGGTTTTACCCATCTGTCTACCCAACATGTTGATACTGTATCTGTAATGATTGTAATTTGCTATGAGGTCTAACTGATAATCAAACGGTTCAAACGACATATTACCCTTAGTAGGGTGTTGTATCGCCATAAAATTTGTCATGAAGTATAGCGGACCGTCTACTTCGTCGGCACATTGTTTAAATTCTAGTATAGTTTTTGCATCATAGTCAAAAATCTGATTAGCAGGTTTGACTAAACTAGTATCCGCGGTTCCTCTAGGCATGTAATTGCTCCATGCTAGTATTTATATCGAATAGGAATTTACTTGAGACGTTGTTGGAGTTTATCTTTAATAATATTAACCAAAGTCTGCTTTGCATCTGACGGTACTTCGTTCCCAGGAACTGATACTTTTACTTCATCACCGCAATCGTCATCACAATTTTCGTCATCACAACAATCATCTGCTTCTGGTGGAGACATCAACACATCTTCTTGCTCTGGGTCGTTGTCTGGCTCTGCATTCATTTCTTTTGGTAGTGTTAGTCCTGCAAGTTTTAAAACTTTTGCAAGTTCTTGCATATCGTCTGCACTTGCTTCTATGCTTACTGAACCTTTGTCAGTGTTCTTGTGCTGTTTGAATTCAACTGAACCTTCTATTTGCTCAGGTTCTGCATTAACCACACCATAAGCATCACTCATTGCTTCGTCAACTTTTTTAGGTTTCACATCTTTTTTGTCATGTACATAACCTTTCTTAGCATACTTGTCGTGGTCTGCTTTCTTTTTAACTTCTACGCCTTCACCTGTTTCTGGATGAAACATCATGTGCGGTTTGAATTCACTAGCATTTACGGCACCGTGTTCTGCAAGTGTGATAATTTCCATATCTTCTGCAGGTACTTCTTTTTCTATGCCATGATCAAATTCAACATCATACCATGCAACATAACCTTCGTCTGTTGGTACAGCATGACTTTCATACATTGGCTTGCCTTCGCCCCATGTTGGGTGAATGACTTTAGTTGCACAGTCATGTGTTTTGCTATGACATGCTTCTCTAGGATCTGGAGCAGGCATTATCGGTGTAATACCGTCTGCCTCATACATCTCATCTATAATATTTAATAATGATTTACATACATCCAAATCGTTCATCTTACTCATTACTTGATACCGCCTGATTGATTAATAGTTGTTACTTCTTTGCTTGATTCTTGCCCAGCACCCATATTAGGAACATTATTAATGCTATCCCATGTAGGTCTTAAGGCATCTCCCATTAACTCACCTTTGCTAGGATAGTTACGGAAATAGTCTGCACCTTTTTCATCTTTGATTTTTTGTAGTTCTGCAATGAACTTAGCATTATGCTCTTCGCCGTAGCCATAGTCTTTGCTTTCGTCTTCTTCAACAACATAGTGCTCTTGCTCTTCATTGTTTAAAACTGCATCTTCTTCGCTAACTTGTCTGTCTACATCTGCTTCAGCTCTTTCTTCTGCTTGTTCTGATTGAAGTCTTCTTGGATCTTTTACATCATAACATAAAACTCTGTCATGGTCTATACCTAAATTGACTGCTAACCAAACTTCTAATATTCTACTATTGACAGGATAACCTACTACAACATCTGTACTGCAAACTTCAGAAACAAATTTAACTCCCTTAGTTCTTGAAAACTCAACTGGGTTTTCTGAAATTGGTTTACGTTTAAAATCTGCTACACTTACTACGTTGTATTTGCCTAATGCTTTTTCTATAACTGCTAAATGATCAGCATTACAGTCAGCGGCAATTTTAACGCGGTATGAATATTCTTTGTTTAAACTTTCTGCTAAAAAATCTTTAAATTGCATGGTTAAAATCTCCTGTTACATGTATTTATCATTCTTCCATAAAAAAAGGCACAATAAAATGTGCCTTTTTAAATTTGCTTAACTAAAAAATTATGCTACTGTTAAACCAGTACCTAAAGTTACAGTTGCGCCACTGAAGTCATAACTATTAACAGCGGATGTTCCGATTGCTCTTAGTTGTGCTTGTAATGAAGCCGCATCAAACTGACTTCCGTCAACGATTGCATGGATTTGTCCAGCATTTGCTGTTGGAATTACATACATTAAAGGTTGTATGTATTGCATTGCTCTTTCAACTGCTTCACCAGTTGCGTCATCTTCTGCTTGTAGATCTGCACCTGTGTCAACTAAAACTGCAACTAGGTTTGCTTTATTAACTAAAGTACCTGTTACAAATTCGGCTACACCTGCGCCGTTTCCTTTTGATTGTGCCATTTTATTCTCCTAAATGATTGCGTGGAAATACCACTATAAAACTATTTATCATTTTCTCCGAGTATCTTAAGTAAATCGTTGCGACTAAGTGCCGTTGCACTGAAGTCTGCATCGCCGCCCTTTGCTTTAACCCTCTGATCTAAATTTGCTTTCTTTAACATTAAGTCAACTTGTTTTAGTTTTCTAGATACTTTGCTGTCTTTGGCTTCAAGAGCAATTTTTAGCATGTTTGCCGCATTGTTAAACACACTACCTGCCGCCATATCTGTCATGTTCATACCAAGACTCATTAACTGTTCGTAACTTTCAACTGCCTGTACAGCAATGTTATCCATTTCTTTATCATGTTCTTCCATGCCTCTAACTTCTGCTAATGCATTGTTAATTTTTTCACTAACAGTTATTGCATCTTCGACAGTTTGTATATTTACGGGTTCATGTTCTACTTTTTCAGCCTCAATGGCTTCGTCCATAGGTGGTAAATTAAATTCTTCTTCTAGTTTTTTGGTCATACTACTATTTATATTATTTTTGTAGTGAGTTTAATATAAATGATTCGTGGAGGTTTAGAATTTTTTCTAAGAATGCTTTATGTTCCTCAGGGTAAAGATGATTGCCGCCCCTGTGTTTCATATCTGCTGGACTCGTAATCATTCTCTTTACGTCACCTAGATCTATAAACCTAACATGATCCGAATTGTTTAGTAGTAGTTGCGAATCTAATTCGTTATTTGTTGTATAAACATAAAGAATGTTTATTCCTCGCATTTTACACACATTTGATAGAAAATTTATGTATGCATATCGATCATAATATTTTTTATAAGTAGGTTGGTGTAAGAAATACTTAAAAGCATCAGGTGTGTGTCCTTTACCATCGTTAGAATGGACATTAAAAATCTCTTGGTCATTAAAAAAATCTGAATCATTGTATCCGCTGTCCGCAAAATAATAATCATCTGTTTCTCTAGTAGAATACATAATTCTAACGTTTGCTGTTATATAAAAAACTAAAAATTTTATGCCTTTATTTTTAGTTATGTGATCTATTGTCTTGGCTACAGTGGCATCTACACTTGCACCTGGCCATGCAATTTCTGTTCCTGTAATGTTTAATTTATCTATTAATAATTCTACAGCACTTACTCCATTAGCATATTTTTTGTTGCCTAACGGAGTACTAAATCTACCAAAACTGTCTCCGGCACATAAAAGCATCGGTACTACTTAACTCTCTTTTTAGTAATACGTTTCTTTGGATTACGTTTTTTCTTAGTTTGAAATATTTGATCTTCGTTAACTACTTTAAATCGTATGCCTTTGCGTTTGCACCATTCTTGTGCGGCTGTCCACTTGGCGGCATTTAATGCCACTTGCGTTTGATTCCTACTATTAGTTGCATTTTCCATTGTGGTTTGATTAGCAGGCTTTATTTCTATAAGTTCAACATGCTGAGCACCATTTTTATCAGTGTACTGTATCATAAAATCTGGAACATAGTTGTGGTACTTACCGTCTAGGGGACTTCTATAAGGTATTCTAACATTCTCACTTGCCCATTTATGTATGTTAGGATGTGCGTCGCACATTCTCATAAATGCTAACTCCCAACTACTTCGGTACACTGGTGGCTTGTCACCAACATACTTGGAACGGTTTTCCACAAGGTATTTGCCACTTGCAAACTTTTTACTGTTCATGGCTGAATTAAATTGTTAAGTCTGGTATTTTTAGAATTATTGATTGCAGTAGTGACACTAATTCTGTTGCCTGCTGGTCGAATATTATTCATTGCATCATAACTATCTTGAGTTAATGTTAATGCTTTATCAGGATCATCAAAATATGTTAGAGGATTGATACCTTCTGATTCTGCAACTTGTAATAATACAGTTGCCATTGTTTTTGCTTTTGGTTTTTGGAATCCTGCAACTATTAATTTTTGCATTACTTGATCAAGTAACTGTCCATCAATTGACTTATCAAAAGAAACATATCCTGCAAGGATATCTGAAGCCGCTTCTGGAAGAGGAAATGCTATTGTGCTATTTTCGAGATATGCATGTAGTGTTCCTTCACTGATTGAATATTTTACCTCGTTACCAAACGTTTCGTATAAACTAGAAGATGGCATTATGAAGGTGCTCCGTCACCATTATTAGGAGCAGTAGGGTCTATTTTATTATCTTCACCAACTGCTTCTGCAACTTCAGTACTTTCTTCTGTTGCGTTGTTTTCAGCAATAGCACTACCTATTGCTGTTGATATGTTATGAACTGCTGTACTAATAACTGCATCTTTAACATTCTGCCCTCTAAGTACTGCAGATAAGGCCGAATCTGCTATATCGCCTAAAATATCACTGCCAAATAACGAACTGTCTGCAGATGAACCTGCTAAGATTCCCTCTCCTATTTCGTTTGAGTATGTTCCTGAAGGTGATTCATTATCTGGTGCATTATTTGTTTCTGTGTCATCACCTGTTCCGGTGGCTGTTGCGTCTTCCTGAGTTCCGTTTGCGGAGCCGTCTGGATCAGTTTTTGGATCTGCTGGTGGTACTGGAGATGCATATGCTGGTTGTGAACTCCTGGCTTTACTGTCTTCTTCTGATCCTAAGTATCCTAGTGTTCTTTCGTTTGCTTTTTGTAGTACTAATGGCTTGGTTTCTTCACCACCTTCAAATAAATCGCCTGTAATTGCGCCTAGTTCTTCAAATCTGTCTACGTCTTCAGCCGCTAAATCAAAGTTTAGTTTATTATATACTGTAAATTTTTCATAATCAAATGTCATTGTAAATTCTTGCACATCACTTGAGGAATAATCTATACTACCTGGTTTGAATTCTGACATCATTGGATTTATAATACTATATTGGACACCTTTGTTTCCGTGGTACAATACATAATCAATGCGTTCAAAAAATTGTGCAGAAGCATTTAAGTTATAACCAGCGGCATTAGAATCAAACTGGCTGTTGTTACTGGTAGTACCATATGACGAATTAATGTTTTCTACTCCGCCTTCTCTGATATTTCCGGCGGCTATGTCTCTGTCATCAGTTTTTTGATTATTACGAGGATCCATAAAATGATATGAAAAATATTTCATTAATGTAGTAATCCATTCATTACCTACAGTATCAAAGACTGTCATACTCACAGGATTATATGTAACACCTGTGTTTACAATTCTTTTTTTGTTATATGCATTTTTAGTTTCAGTTTGGAATACAACAGAAGGTAAATCAGCAGTTCTAACTAAACTACTGATTTGTGTTCTAAATTCATTGGTTGATTGGTCGCCATAAAGAGTAGCATAAAGCTCACGGTTAAGTATAAAATTTACA